CATGAGACAGACGAGACGTGTGAGCGTATCAAACTAGCAAGAGAGCTATCAACAGTACACCAGATGAAGGTGGCAGGGATTGCTATACTGTGTCAAGACCCTAGAGTATTTACAGCTATGATGGAGGCAGGGACCCCTTGTCCATTCGAGGGACAGATAGGACCAGATGCTGAGAGACTCTGGGCAAAGTATGATGAGCTAAGACCAGACTATGAAGAACACAAAGAAAGAATGAAAACAAAAGAGAAGATACAAGCTGAACAAGTTATGTATGATAGTGGTAGGTAATGGCAGAGTATATGCTTCTCATACATTTCTGTAGCCTACTTGCAGATAACTGTAGTAAACCACAAGAACACACAATAAGGTTTGCTGACTACTACTCTTGTATGCTTACTGGTTACGCTGATGGATTACAGATGATTGAAGATAATGGTCCAGAAGTTGTAAACACTCTTGAGCTAACTATTGGACATGAATGTATAAAGATTGAGTCTGAGTGAGATACATGAAATGTTATATTGGAATCGTTATTTTATTGTTATCAATGGTAGGGTATATCAATGTTGCGAATACTACGACAACTGACAACTTACTCTCTAATAATTTTTATGATGACTGGACTGGTACTAACGACCATTTCCATGGTCCTAATATTTTGGCTGGGGTTCACAATGAGTATCGTGAGCAGACTATTACCCTATCAGACCATCTTGAAACTCACGAGATACAAGGCGTAACTCAATCACAATTTCAAGCCGAAGTCTGGTTCTGGAATAATCGGAGCCAGTCGGTAACTTTAACACAGGAGATAGTAGATTCAAATGGAACGGAGTATAATAACAGTATTACAATGTCTGGTTCTTGTAATGGTTGGAATGGATGTGGATATGAAGATTCTCCTACCAACACTATTATCATTAATGATATTGCATCAGACTACGATATAACTACACGATTTAGTTTTTCTGTACCCTCTCAACCAACAGGTCATTGGGCTGCTGATGTCCGTAACCCAGAGTTGTTTGTAACTTATGACCCATTTGTTTTGGATATGACCACAACACAAGATGTTGAGGATTGGTTGCAAGAGTTTGAGGAAGATTACATAGACATATTTGAAGAGGAAGAGTTTATCTTTATAGATGAGCCATACCCTTTTGTTGAAGAGTTCTTGATATATGAACCAGAGGTTTATGAAATTTTTGAAGAGATAGAATACTACGAGCCAGAGATAGAAGAGCTACCAGAAGAAATCATAGAAGAGATGCCAGAGGAAGTTATAGAGGATATGCCAGAAGAAGTTATAGAGGAAGAGATTATAGAGGAGCTACCAGAAGAGATAGTAGAAGAACAGCCAGAGGAGATTAGCGAAGAGCCTAGCATGGAGGAGGTGCCAGAAGATGTAGATACATCTGAACCAGAGCAAGGAGATATAACGATAGGCAAGACAGTCTTTGCTCAAGCGATAGAGGTGGACCAAGTAACTATAAATGCAATGATACAATCACAACCTATCATGCAAGATGCAGAGTTCTATGCCCCAATAAATATTTACCCAAACCAAATAACTATCTTTGACGACAGGCAAATCTATGGTAACATTACCTATGTTGTCAATGACCCACTAACTTCACAAATAAATTACACAAGGGGTAACTTGGAACAACAATACAAATTGAAACAGAAACTGGATGAGATGATATGGATAAATTAAAGAACAACCTTGCTGGCATTGTGAGCCTTATTGGGGTAGTCGGTGCTATTGGTGCTGGGTTTACTACATACGGTCAGCTACTAGGCAGCATCTCTACTCTTGAGGAGAAAGTGTCCGACCTAGAGTCAAGGCAGTATGTGATAAATGAGACAGTAGACCTAACAGAAACAAACGATAAGATTAACGACAACTATGTCAGCTTGGTAGATAGAATTGAAGAGATGAAAGAAGATATAAATGCCAGTACAAATAACCTTGGCATAATCAAAACTAGGCTTGACCTTATCGATACACAGATACAAGCAATGGAAAACGAAAAAAAGAACCCTTTGGCAAGATAGGAGGCTATGATGCTGGATAAACTAAAAAAAATCGCTAACAAATTTAAGAACAGTACGATGTTCTTTACAAAATGTGGCTGTGGTAACAAAAGACCTAAACCTCTTCTATGGATTTCTCTGGGCGTTCTAGGTCTAATTCTATTTTTGGCGTAGTAAAATGGCAGAATTAACTAAAAGACAAAAGCAAACTATGAAGAGACATAGTAAACACCACACCTCTAGGCACATGAGAGTCATGACGGGTCTAATGAAAAAGGGTATGACCTTTGGTGAGGCTCACAAGAAAGCAATGAAAGATGTCGGAAAATAAAATGCCATACACATTCGCAGTTATGGAGTCTGAAGATGGCACCTTTAGCTGTAATGTAATATGCACAGGCTTTCCTACTTACGAAGATGCTGTAACTTTTGTAGAAATCTGGGACTCGCTAGTCAATGATGAGAAGATGATGAGCTATGAGCTGCATTAAAAAAGCGACACCCGGGAGATACAAGTGTCGCTCTTATAACAACATACGAAAATTAAGTATATCCTAGAGATTTTTTTTCCATTTGTCAATACCCGAATACTAAGTTATCCTATGTTAATAACATAGGAGGATGTTATGGCAAATAAATGTGTGCTAGTAATAAGTGATTTACATATTCCTTACCATCATAAAGATGCTTTCGCTTTTCTCAAAGAGATAAAGAAAGCTTTCAAACCAGATTTTGTAGTCAATATCGGAGACTTGCTTGACTTCCATTCTATCAGTATGCACTCACACGATGGCGACTTGCCGAGTCCCGGTGATGAGCTGTCGAGGTCCAGACTCTTTGTCAAAGAGCTAGAGTGTATGTTCCCAGAAGTAACCGAGGTTCATAGTAACCATAGCTCTCTGGTCTATCGAAGGGCTATCAAGTATGGTATGTCGAGGGAGTTCCTTCGACCATACGGAGAGTTCCTTGGAACAAGGAAGTGGAAGTGGGTGGATGATTTGACTTTGACTATGCCGAATGGGGATAGGGTTCACTTCACTCATGGTAAGTCAGCGAACGTATTGAAGGTTGCACAGAGCCTAGGTATGTCTGTAGTACAGGGACACTACCATTCTCGCTTTAGTTTGGAATACACCGCCAACCCAGATAAACTCTACTGGGGGCTTCAATGTGGATGCCTAATAAACCAGAAGTCTCTAGCGTTTGAGTACGCCAGAAACTTCCCTAATCGTTTTATCTTGGGATGTGCTGTTATTGTGGAGGGAGTCCCCCACTTGCTGCCCATGGTATTGAACAACAAGGGGGACTGGATTGGGAAGGTGGTTTAGAACTCCACCACATCTTCGCCAGTCAAAACAAACTGCGATGGAGTTATGTACTCAATGGGCTTGCATCTATCTTTAGCGTAATCTATCTCAGTCATCACGCCCTCTGACTCTTGCCAGTTGGGTAACATAAGAACGTGGAGAGTTTGTGATACCTCTAAGAAAGGTAAATCGAACTGCATCCAATCATCAGTAACCATAACCATAGGCTCTACCTTTTGTATGGGATGATGATGCACGATAGGTGAGTACACGTTGATACCCTCTGATACCATCTCCCATGCCTGCCTCACAGCCATGCGGTAGTTCTCATTCCTATCTTCTTCGGATGAGTCGCCACCGAAACTGTATGGGCTAGCAAGATACTGGATTGGCTTGCGGGTTGCTGGTCCGAGTACAATGCCTCTAGCTTTCATGATAGATTTATTTATCCATCCTTCAGTATGCAAAGCATCGAGGTATCTCTTGGCGTTGCTTACTGTAGTCTTATGATGGTCAGCCACCTCACGAACTGTCGGAGCTACGCTATGCTGGTTGATGTAGCCTTCAACAAAATCATAGACTACCTTTTGTTTTTTAGTCAGCATCATATACCTCCTTTAGTTTGTTATTCACCCACATAAAGTTATCACCAATCGGGATTGCTTTCCTTGCTTGTTGCGGAGTCATCATCCAACAAAAGAAATTCATCTTTGATATTATCTGCTCCGCCTCAGCAAGTATCTCCTCCTTGGTTCTCTCTGGCTTTTTCACCTCGCTTTTTAGATGAGTAACATACAGGAACTTCACGTCATGGTTGGGCTTGGCATCTTGATACAATGCCCATTGTAGCTCATGACTCCAGCTCATCTTGCTTGGCATCCTCAAGGTAGTTTTTAAATCAACGACTAGCCCCGACTCTGGGTATACTAAGTCTAGATAACCTATGACCTTAGCCTCCCAGTTATAGTGGTGGCTGGTGATGGTTGTCTCTATCATCTCCTGCCCCGACTCTGGGAACGTAGGCTTGCCAAAATCTACAAGGGATTCGTAACCATTCCTAATTATGTTAGGGATGTACTCGAGTTGCTTGTTATGGTCTTTATTTGTGTAGTGTCTCTCAGCGTTATTGTATTCGACTAACGCCTCAGTAACTGCATCCTCTAAGGGTAGCTCATCAAGTAATGCTTTTACTAGCCACCTCTCACACACGTTGCCCCGGTTGATAGCGGGGCTGTATGGGTCCTTGAGGGCTAGTCCATATCGACAGATAAAGCTGGGCAAGTCATTCTTGAATGTTGCTATCTTACTCGCAGAGAGGTGTGGCTTGAAACCACGCCCCTCATCTATCCACTTCTGGATACCATTAAGATTCCTCATTGACATCCTCATTAACTTTTGGATTGGCTAACTGAACCAGTATGTCGTAGAGCGTTTGGTCCTCTGGGGAATGTTCCCTCTTGGCATCCTCAGTCTTTACCCAGTCCTTCCTAAATAGAGCTACCATGTCTGAGTGCTTCAACAGCCAAGCTTTCCTTGCTTCTGGTGGAGATTGTGTTGCTACATTCTCTCGCTCTAAGGCTTCAAACAGATAATCACGAGGGTTTTGTACTACATCTATCTCGTTTTCATCTTCAATACTCATCATAAATGTTTTGAGCATTGCTGTCTTGATAGCGTAGCTTACTGCTTTGCCCGGTCCCTTATCCATAGAGTCCATTCCATAGCCTACATACTTGCCCACGCTGGTCTGCTCTCCTGTGTCGATGTCAGTTAACACTAGCGAGACAGTCGCAATAGATTTCTGCCCCTCTTGCGTAGTGCTTTCGACAACAGGCATGCATAGTAACCTATTCTGTTCGCAGGCTTTCTTAACAGCACTTGTTACCTTCCAATGAACCACAGGGTTCCATTGCAGGCGGTTGCCCTTGAGTTCGGCTTTGGTTTTGAACTGCTCTAAGTCGCTGTCAACAATATTCTGGACCTCGAATATCTTAGCCCATAACATCTGAACCCTCTCGGATTTAGATGGTTTTACTTCTTCCGTATTTGTCATGATTGTACTCCTTGTTCTTCATGAAATTTTCTAGCTAGTTTATCTTGTTCCTTTCTATGCAGGCTCTCAATGATATTAGATACCGCTTGATTGTATTGCATATACAGTTCAAAGATTTCAGCTGGCTTGTTATACTCAGCCATCATCTGCTCGATGTCTGGCTGTTTGCTCTTGATTAAGTTTTGTAGCTGGGTGATTAGACCCAGCCACTCCACTCTCTGTTTTACCTCAGCTACCTCGTTATAAGTCATAGCCTTGGCTAGTTCGAGAACCTTATCATCCATGGTAGCCACCCCAGTAGTCAGCCCAATACTCGCTGTATAAATTATACAAAGCTTCTCGCTTGTACTCTTCAGCAGTCATTGGTCTTTGGTGGGCAGGGACAACCGAGTCCTTGACTAGGTAGTCATAAGGAGCCATCTTATCTACTAGCTCCTCAAACTCCTCACACTCGGAGACATAACCCCCAGCTAATTCCATGAACAATTCTTCCTGCTCATACTCATCGTAAAGTAAATTATCTGACATGATTTTTCCTTTCTAGTTGTTGTCATGATTAAGATATATCACGGATATATATATGGTGTCAAGCATTGTTCTATAGGAACCAGAACAAAGCGATTGCCATAGCTATACCCCAAGCTATGATAGCGAATACACTCCCTATCAAAGCGATGGCGGTTAGTAATTCTATTTTAGCTCTCATGTTACCTCCCAATATTTAATTAATATTTCTTGCTCTTTGCCCCTGTCGAGATAGCCTATGCAGTTCTCTTTGTTAACAGTCTTGGTAAATATATGCGAAGGCAGGAAAGTCTTTTTTGCCTCCTCGAATTTACCGGTCCTGTTTGAGAAAAACTCAGCTATCTTTTTGTCAAGGGTCCAGCTTAATGACTGGTCGCAGATACCACCTCGATACACCTCGAACTCATTCGGCAGCTTCTCGAAGTAGTGTCGCTCCTTTGTAGTCATTACCTGCTCAGCTTTGGGCTGGCTCATAATTACCCGCCACAAGTCTTGCCTTTGCAGGTACGGGAACTCTATACCGGTGTAAACATCCGCCACAAATTTCCAGTAAGCTTTGGTTGCCCCTCTAGCTAAGAACCACCTGTCGTAATCAAGTAACTTGTTAGTAATCATTATCAAGTCATTGGTCGTTGGTTCGTGCCAGAGATAGTCCTTTTGTTCCAGCAGTAACTGGACATGATTGTCCAGCTCCTTCTGTTGTTTACGGGTTAGCTTTTTCATGCTACCTCCCTTGAGTTTTAACTGCATAGGTTTTGGGGCTAGTCTTTACCAGCCTCTGGTACTTGGTACCGCTAGTCCTAACCCAGTTAGCAAGTCCGAAGCGTATAACAATTCTCAGCTCGTTGTCTGGTAGGTTGCTAAGCTTCTTTATCTTGATAACAGTATCCGCCCCGCCCTCAATGAGGGGCAGGACTTCCTGTAAAAACAGGCGTTCTTTTTGTACTATTTTCATAGCATCTCCTTTCGTTGTTGTTTACCACGTTGGGTCGTTTTGAATACGCCATATAACCTCGGCTCTTCTTTGCTGGTCGTAGTTATCTTTTAGCCCAGCATAGGAGCAGAAGGGTTGTACCTCGCATCCACAAGCACGAGACTCTGAAGCATACAGCGAATACTCTTTTTCTAATTCTCTAATCTCAAAGTATTCGTGGTAATGTATACCAAATTTTTTGCACAGAGTAGAGATAATTTGAGGGTCTAAACACTCAATTTTTGCTACCTCATCCAGCCCCATGCAACGCTCGTTCTCATACTTTCTACGCTCATAAGCAATAGCATCCTCTAGGTCTATGAAGTCGCTATGCGATATGTTGTATTTAGTTTTTAAAGCTTCCATTGTATTTCCTTTCGTAGGTTGTAGAATAAACAGGATAGTCTATTCAATATACCCCACCGAGTTGATGGGGTATCTTCAAGAGACTACATCCAGTTGTCTAGGTATTCACCATCTTCTGCTACGTATCGAGTCGAGGTACATTGGGTGTATTCAAACTCGAAGGGTCTGTCAGTCGATAGGTTTATGCACCATGTTTCTACCGGGTACCATTTGGTATCACCGGTCCTGCTAGTAGTAAACCCCTTGGCAACATCCTTTTTCTTTAAGAAAAGATTTTTGCCATTGCCATTCGTGTGCCTTTCTATTTGAACCTGTATTATTTTCCATGAAGTATCTAAGTTGGCACCCCTTCTTGAGCATTCGGCAATCTGAGTCATGACCTGTGCAAGTCTGGTATGTTCTTCTGGTGTTAATATATCTTTCATTGTATTTCCTTTCGTTAAGGCGGGGTGGCTTACGCCACCTCCGCTATGTTGTCATCAAATTTTAGTAGGTAGTCAGTAGCTTTCTGAGCCAAAGCACAAGCTTTCTGGATAGCTTTGCTGTCATCTCTAAGCTTAGCCTTCCAGCTGTTAAGATACTTGGCACTATCAGCCCTTGGAGCAACTGCGATACCTAGCCTTGAGCAAGAGAATACTGCACTAAGCTCCGCGACTAGCTCCTCGAAGGCGTAATCGGAATCACCGAATCTATTGTTAAGATTCCTCTTAAGTCTTGACTTTGCACCAGTCCAATGAGCCATCTCGTGAAGTAGTGTGGAGTAATAGCACTCCTCCGCAGTCGATGTATCTGTCCCGGTGAATGATGATTTAGTAGGCATCCTTATCGCATCGATAGGGTCTCCCATGTAGCACGCTTTGTCCCCGCCATGTGTAAGATTTACACCAGAGTTTGCGACCAGATTATCCATTCGCTCGATAGTAAACTCCTCGGTAATTTCTACAGGTTCCGGGGTGTAGTCATTGACCTGCTCGCCATTGAATACATAGTACGTTTTAGCTAGCGGGAACTTCTCGACTTCGCCATCGACCTCCCTCTCCACCATGGTGAAAAAGATAATCGGTGTACCCTTGGCACCCTTGAGATTGTAACCTGCTTGGGTCCATTGCTTGTAAGTACCCCACTCGTTACACTCGAACCCGTTAGACATTGCGGACATTGCAGTAGCTACAACATTGAACCCGCTGTATAAAGTTTTGCTAAACTTGTTATGGTTAGACATATTGCCTGCCCATGGTTTTACCCAGTTGGTTCCGTGCTTGTCCATCAATTCGATAACTTGCCCGGTTACTTTTTCGTATAAATCATTTGCTTTCATTTGTATTTCCTTTCGTATGTTTCGCTAGTTCTGCTAGCTCATCAGTCGAGGCGTACACCTCGAGACATACTGCAACGCCTTTTGCCTATTGCCCGCTTCGTTGCTTGATTGTGGAGTTCCCTGCCCGTTAGAAACTATCTGGGTTAGATGGAAAACCTGTGAAGGCTAGTCGAACCATCGCCCCGGGAGGCACTAAGTTTCTTTTATGTAAAGTTGAAACCACCAAAACAATCAGTATTTTTTTTCCTCGCTTTCGTATGTTCGTTTACTGTACCTATTGTTATAAGGTATATCTCTGGTATAGTCAATAGATATTTTTAATTATTTTTAAAATCATAGTTTATTAACAGGGGATAACTTATGTAAGTTACTGTTTTTAAACGATAAAAAAAAGGAAAAAAAAATGCAAAAAAATTTAGAAACTATGTTCTTTAAGCTACCCGGGGACCTTAAACGGGTATTAAAAGAGCGAGCTGAACTCGAGAGAATTACACTCGCAGGGTTAACAATATCCTGTATTAAAACCGGGTTAGCCCATCGACTCAATACTGCCAGCATCGAAGATAAAAAGATAAACGAACTATTACAGGGGGCTGGAGTAAATGAATAAGATAGAACCTAATTACTATAAGGATAGAAAAGTCCAGACTATTGACGCTATCGAGAGCCAGTTAAGTCCGGAAGAGTTCAAAGGATACTTAAAGGGTAATGTTATTAAGTATATATCTCGAAGCGGTAAAAAGTTTGGGAGTCCAGAAATCGAGGATATGAAAAAAGCTCAATGGTATCTTAAACGTATTTTAAGCACGCTAGAGACGGATGAACTGACTCAAGGTATACAAGGGGTCCTAAAAAGTCCAAAGGATACTCTATGACCCTTAAAGCAACTTACGGAATGGAGAGAGCAAGGGGCGTATTTTGTGTAATACCCCAACGGGCGGTTCATGATACCAGACTTCAGCACCGCCCTAAAACCTTATTATGTTTACTAGCCTTGTGTAACTATGCGAACCGGACCGGAGTTTGCTACCCTAATCAGAATACCATAGCTAAAGATTTAAATATCACTCAATCAACAGTCTCGAGACACATAAAATTATTAAAAGAATATGGTTATGTAAGGATGGCAAGTAAGAAAAGTAAAAGCGGTTCAGTTAGCAAAGCTTTATCATGGCGTAGCAATGCTTATTTTATAGTATTCGATGAGTCAGTTACGGAGCAGGATGCTATAGCGGTTCAGACTGCTAAAGATTGGGAGCTTATCCACAATCAACCTGTTGATAAACCACCTCCAGAAAGTAATGATATGCAGTCAGAAGGAATATCAATTATGCAATCAGAATACATAAGTAATACTGATAATAATACTTATATAAACCCTATAAGTAGAAATATAATAAATGAATTTAAGAAAATGCTCGAGACTAAATTCGGGCAAGTCATTATTTGGAAGGGCGAAGATGAAGCGATAGTCTCGCAATGGCTGGAGCGACACTCTAAAGAATGGATATTAAATAACATCGAGCGGTCATTGGACTGGCGGCGGTCCAAGGATATGGATGGTATCAAAAGAATAACCTACTTCCATAAAAGATTTATGAATGATGGTGGACCCAAGACTAAGCGGGACCAGTTCGAGAACCTAGTCGGAAAGTTTACGAATACCCACCGGGTCAAATGGTAATAGTCAGTGTACTGATTAATAATATTCAGTATACTGATTATTCCTAGGGGTGTATCTTTTTTGCAACACCGGAACAAATGTGGACAAACAGGGAACAAACAGGGAACATAAGGTGTACAAACGGGGAACGCCCGCTTTTTTTTATATTTGACACAGGCTTGGGGGGAGGGGGTCCCGTACGCTATATATGGGGAGGTCGCACAATTTTTTTGCAATATTTTCATAAATCGTTTATACTATATCTCATGTATATCACAGAAAGGAAATACCATGAGTGGACCTACACACAGCAATCGTAACTACAAACTAATGAAACCAATCAGTATGCCAGCAGGAGACTATATCATAGAAGTATGGGAAGGTTCTAACTGGGATGATGATACCAAGACTAGGGAACCAGTAGCTGGCTCTATAGACATCAAGGTATATCATAAGATTGATGACCCCTCTAAATATAACAAAGGCGAGATAGTCGGATTCTTTAGAGCATGGGGGAATACCAATACCCCAGCAAAGGAAGATGAGTTTGATGACAAAATCCCTTTCTAAAAAAAGAGTAGTCAAGCCACCCCTAGATAGGTTTGGTGGTGTAAGAGTAGTACAAAGACGTATCCAGAAGTCTGAGATATTGGACCACAGCAAAGATGCGGTGGCTCAAGAACTAGTTGATATAGCGACATCTAACATAGATGAGATTATCGACTGGGATTCTTCTGGGTATGTCCGAGTCAAAAGTCCAGATGAAATATCGAACAAGGCTATCAAAGCAATCAAGAAGATAAAGATGACACCAACCAAGGAGGGTCCGCAGCTAGAAGTAGAGTTGCACGACAAGGTATCGGTGTTGAGAACTTTAGCGAAAGCGACAGGTATGCTAGAGAAACAAGAAGATATGGACAAACCATCTGTTGTTGGTATAGTGATGCACGGACCAGAACATATACTAGATGTGGAAGCAGTAAATGAAATTGAAGAGGATGGAGTTGCCAGAGATACAGATAGTCCAGAAGGAGATGCTGAACAAGAAGATAAGTCTCCAACTGGTAGCGACTAACAATGGTCTGCCTCTATCGAAGGTAAGAGGGCTGTTGCTCCAGAAGGAGAGTGCAACACAAGATAAGATAGATAGTATCATAAGGTATGTAACAGAGTATGAGTGATGCAATAACAAACTTGAAGCTAGACTTCTCTACCTCACCCATGGTGTGGAAGTTCTTGCAAGATAAATCATTTGTACGTGGTATCATGGGACCTGTAGGTAGTGGCAAGTCATACGCTTGTGCTGCTGAGATTATGCTCAAAGCAGTTAGTCAAGTCCCTTCACCGAGAGATGGCATCAAGTACAGTCGCTTTGTAGTTGTCAGAAACTCATATCCAGAACTAAGAACAACCACCATCAAGACATGGCAAGAGTTGTTTCCAGAGAATATCTGGGGTCCTTTCCGTTGGTCTCCTCCATTGACACATCACATAAAACTTCCGTCAAGAGACAACGCCCCGGGTATAGACTGTGAGGTAATCTTCCTCGCACTTGACCAACCCAAAGATGTCCGCAAACTTTTATCTATGGAGTTGACAGGTGCATGGGTGAACGAGGCTAGAGAATTACCGAAGGCAGTCATAGATGGTCTCACCCATAGGGTAGGCAGGTATCCAACTTTGTCCGATGGGGGTGCAAGCCCTTGGCGTGGCATTATCATGGACACTAACCCTATGGATGATGACCATTGGTGGTACCGACTAGCAGAGAAAGAAAAGATGAAAGGGAGATATAAGTGGTCATTCTTCAGACAGCCCGGTGCTGTAGAGGAATGTAACACAGACGAGTTGCCAGAGAATCCAGAAGCAAATGGTTTTGTATTCTCAGCAAATACTTGGTGGGCAACTAACCCAATCGCAGAAAACAAGAAGAACCTGCCCACCGGGTATTATGAACAAACATTACTTGGTAAGAATGTTGATTGGATAAGATGTTATGCACAGGGATTATATACCTACGTTCAAGAAGGTAAACCTGTCATGAATGAATACGATGATAGTATCATGTGCGAGGATGGTCTACAGTCTGACATATCCATACCGCTACAGGTAGGAGTTGACTTTGGTTTGACACCTGCTGCAATCTTTGGGCAGAAGCTCAAGAATGGCAGATGGGTAATCCTCCATGAGTTAGTTACGTTCGATATGGGGCTAGAACGATTTGGTTCTATGCTCAAGTCAGAACTGGCATCAAGGTTTCCCAAGCATGATGTGCTAGTATGGGGAGACCCTGCCGGTATGCAGAGAGACCAGATATACGAGGTTACAGCATTTGACCACCTCAAGTCGATAGGGCTGGTAGCCAGACCAACAAACAGTAACGACTTCAGAGTCAGACGGGAGGCTGGTGCTATGCCGATGAACCGACTGATTGAAGGCAAGCCGGGCATACTCATTGACAAGAAATGCCAGAGACTTCGCAAAGCATTGTCGGGTGGGTATCACTTCAAGAGAGTGCAAATATCTGGCGGTGAGCGATACAGAGATACACCAAACAAGAACGAACACTCACACGTTGGGGATGCTTATATGTATCTTGTTTTAGGTGGTGGGGAACATAGACAACTAACAAGAGGACATAATCCAAAATTCAAACAAGCAGTTGCGAACACGGATTTTGATATATTCGCATGACAAGTTCAGCTAAACGTAAAGGTACAAGAGTAGAAAACAAAATAGTAAAGCTATTCCAATCTATGAATATTAATGCAAGGAGACAGCCATTGTCTGGTGCTTTGGCAGCTTTCCCTCATGATGTGCAGGTAGATTTGATAGGTGGACTCAACTGTGAGGTCAAGGCTAGAAAGAATGGCGGTGGCTTTACAACTATCAAGAAGTGGAAAGGCTCTGCTGATTTGCTGATACTGGTAGAGGATTACGAACAGCCGGGGGTCTACATGGATTGGGTATTGTGGAAAGAGATAGCCATGAGACTGAAAGAACATGAATGAGGATACACTAGACTACATCTTTGCTACTCACGGCACAAGTCTGTCTGTTGTTCCGTTTCGTTCTTACCTACTCAACATCATGGACTTGCACGAGCATGACAAGAAACATCTACAACAAATGTCTGGATATGCAGAGTATCTTGATGCTGCCGCACAAGATGGCTACGGGTATACAGTTTTAGATGCGGGCAAGCCTATGTTATGCTTTGGTGTAAGCCCACAATGGTATGGTGTGGCTGAGCTGTGGATGATACCAGATAGAAACTTGGTCAGCAAACACAAGATAAAATTCCACAAGGGTGCCAAGAAGTTTATGGACCTTATAATGGAAGAGTTGAATTTACACAGAATCCATGTTACAGTTTTAGCCAGCAATACAAAAGCTATACGTTGGATTGAAAATATATCTTTTACTAGGGAGGGTGTGCTAAAAAAATATACGTTTGATAAAAAAGATATGATAATGTATAGTAGATTAAAAAAGGAGCGGTAAACATGGGGATGTTGTTCAAGACACCTAAATACACAAGACCACCAGCGATGGACTCTGCCCAAAGTGCGATTGACGAAAGAGAAGCTAGGGCATCGAGGCAAGAGGCAAGAGAGATACGTTCAATAGCTTCAAGAAAAAGAGCGATGAGAGGAGGGCTGTCTGGAGGACTCATGACGAATAGACAACCAGACCAGCTTGGTATAGCCCCAGACGTAACGCCCACAACAATAAGAAACCCAGAGGGTAGATACAGATAATGGGTGGCATATTTAGAAAACCAAAGAAGAGAACCCCCCCAACTCCGCCTCCACCAAGGAGAGAGGAGACAGCAAAGAAAACTGCACCAGACCAGAAGAAAGAAGAACAGAGACCAAGTAGAGGCGATAGATTAAATCAATCTATAGTCGGTGGCACTCTAGCTGGTTATGGAGCTGAAACACAAACAACATTAGGCGTAAGGAATCCAAGAACATGACGTACATTAGAAATCCAAAACTAAGAATATTAGATGACACACAGGTAGAGAATGGCTAGAAAGTTTGCAAAGGTTCCTAAGTCAAAGAAAGGCGTACCCCTAAAGTATTTATCTGGGGCGAAGAATCCTAGTGCAAAAGAAGCGGAGATATTGAGGACAAGACGTTTATACAAGAAAGGATTATTAACCAAAGCTATGATGGATGAAATATCAAGGAGGAGAGCAAATGCCTAAATACCCAGCAAGCTACACAGCAAAGTTTAGTAAGTCAACACTTGACAAGGTTTATAAGAGGGGACTAGGTGCCTATTATAGTAGTGGTTCACGGAATGTATCAGCACAGGCTTGGGCTATGGGAAGAGTAAAAAGTTTTGTAACAGGGAAAGGTGGTGCAAGGAAAGCTGATAAAGACCTGTTACGTTCAAAAAGGAAGAAAGGATTAGTATGATGCCGGGTACAATGAAGATGTATAAAATGAAAAAGAAATCTGGAATGAAAGGTAAACAATCAAAGCTAGATGCCAACAAGGATGGCAAGATTAGCAAAGAGGACTTTGCCATGCTAAGAAATAAAAAGAAGAAGGCATAGACATGGCTTACTACACAAAAACAAAAAAAACAAAAAAGAAAAAGAAAAAACAACCAGCTCGTTCCGCTAGGAAAAAAGGTTTGATGAGGTACTAATGCCACTAGTTTTTAGAAAAGTCTATGGCGATGTCAATGGCAAGCGACAGGTTATTAGAACTGAAAAGCTGTCGGGTGATGCTGCAAGAGAGTTCGTTGCAAAGAGAGATGCCGAAAGAGCAAAGTCGAGAGAGCAAAGAACTATGGCAAACTTAGTTAGAGCTATCTTTGGAAATAGAATGGAAGAGGCTATAGAAGAAAAAACAAGAAGTATCTCAAAAGATTTGGGATTGAGTTATGATTCCAAAAAGAAAGAGGTTACACTTCCGTCAAATATTCTTGATTTTAGACCTAAGAAAAATTTAGAACAAGAAAGAAGAGAGGCTGAATTTAAGAGAGAGCAGTTGAAAACAAAGA